TGGGAAGCTCTCTCTCCAAGAGCAGCCTCAGTCATTCCTGAGAACCCGTTTGTTACCGAAACCACACCAGCCATTAACTGATGACTACCAAACCTAAACCGCGTAAAACTGGGGCAACTAAGAAACCCCTGGTCGGAGCGATAAAACCACGCATTTGCACCCCTTTTCTCAAGGGCGCATCTAAAGTAGGCGAGGTTGCAGAACTAGCTGAGAAGATCGGTATGCCGCTGCTTGATTGGCAGCTACTTGTCCTAGAGGACATGTTGCGAATTGACAGCAAGGGCGAATTCCGGCGCAAGACCATGGGTTTGCTTATTGCACGTCAAAATGGCAAGACTCACCTGGCTCGTATGCTCATCCTGGCTCATCTGTTCTTATGGGATAGCAAAATGGTCATCGGTATGTCATCTAACCGGAATATGGCCTTAGATACCTTTAGGCAGGTTGCCAACGCCATTATGGACAACGACTTCTTAAAAGACCAGGTAAAGCAGATTAGATACGCCAATGGCCAGGAATCTATAACTACACTTAAAGGCAATCGTTATCAGATCGTAGCTGCAACGCGAGATGGCTCTCGTGGACTTACTGCTAACTTCCTATTCATAGATGAGTTGCGTGAAATATCTGAAGAAGGCTGGAAAGCAGCCAGACCAACAACTCGCGCTACTGGCGGCCAGACTTTAGTCTGCTCAAACGCCGGAGATGCTTACTCAATCGTATTAAATGACTTGCGAGAACGTGCTTTGTCATACCCAAGCCCTACACTTGGCTGGTATGAATATAGTGCGCCACCGCATTGCAAGGTTGATGATCGTAATGCTTGGGCTATGGCTAACCCTTCTCTCGGCAAACTCATTGATGAGGAGACGCTGGAAGAAGCAGTAGCAACAAACCCGATTAACAACACAAGAACCGAAATGCTTTGCCAGTGGGTTGATTCCATGACCTCACCCTTCACAACTCAAATGGTTACTGATACCTCTGACTCTAATCTTCAAATTACTCCTGGCGGCAATATCGTATTTGCAATAGATGTGTCTCCATCTAAGCGATCCGGTGCATTATTGGCTGGCAAGTTAAATCAGGCCACAGGAAAGATAGAACTAGGACTTATGCAGCTCTGGACTAGCGATGTTGCTATTGATGATCTAAAGATGGCGGCAGATGTCCACGCATGGGCGCAAAAGTTCAAACCGCGTGTAATTATGTATGACAAATACGCTACAGCTTCTATTGCTCAAAGATTGCAACAATCAGGGCAGAAGTTAGAGGATTGCTCAGGTCAATCCTTTTACCAGGCATGCGGTGAGATATTAGATGCGTTTGTGAATGTTCGCCTTGTTCATTCTGGCCAAAAAGAGCTGACAGAATCTTGGTTCTCGGTAGGTGCTAAGACAAATGATGCTGGTTGGCGAATAGTCAGACGCAAGTCAGCAGGAGATGTGACTAGCGCAATCTGCTCAGCGATGATTGTCCACTACTTGACAAAACCTCAATCAACACCTCAAATATATGTTTGACACGCGTCTCGAATAATGAGACAATACTTGCCAACTAGGGTAAGGTTGGTGTATGGGTTTATTCTCTCGCTTTAGCAAGCCAGCAATAATTGAAGCGCAGTATGCACCACCGGTAATGGCCGACACTTACCAATACCAAATCCCTTACAACTTACTTTCAATAGATCGCATTAGCGCGATGTCTATTCCAGCTGTTAGCCGTTGCCGTAACTTAATCTGCAACACAATCGCAGCAATGGAACTTTCACTAGAGTTAAAGCGCACAGATGAAGATTTGCCTAAACTGCCGTGGATGGATCAACCATCACACAATCAACCTTATGCAGTTACAATGGCATACACAGTTGATTCACTATTATTCTTTGGCGTAGCGTATTGGGAAATTACCGAAATATATGCAGACAATGGATACCCTGCACGATTTAACTGGGTTGCTAACTCTCGCGTCATTCCTAAATACAATAAAACAAATACTTTTATCGAAGGCTATCAAGTAGATGGCACAGTTCGCCCTATGTCCGGTATTGGAAGTTTAGTTACATTCCAAAGCATGACTGACGGCATATTGCAAACAGGCGCACGCACTTTGACTGCTGCACTTGATTTAGATCGTGCATCGGCAGTAGCCGCAGCAACTCCAATGCCATCTGGCGTATTGAAGAACACAGGCGCAGACTTAGGCGAGAATGAAGTTCAGGGCTTACTAGCTGCATGGCGCAATGCTCGCAACAATCGCTCAACTGCTTACCTTACAAGCACCCTAGAATTTCAACCTGCATCCTTCTCACCTAAAGACATGATGCTAAACGAAGCAAAGCAATACATGGCAACTGAAATTGCTCGCTTAATGAACGTGCCAGCGTATTACATTTCAGCTGACATGAACAACAGCATGACATACGCCAACGTCCAAGACGAGAGGCGTCAGTTCGTCTCGCTAAGTTTGCAACCCTACATTTCTGCAATCGAAGCGCGTTTATCTATGAACGATATAACACCTTCAACTCAATACATATCTTTCGACTTAGATTCCGGCTTTTTGCGTGCTAACCCAATGGAACGCCTTGCCGTAATTGAAAAAATGTTGGCACTTGGTTTAATCACAACCCAGGATGCTATGGCAATGGAAGAACTATCACCGAACGGAAGTGCGTCAGATGCAATTGACATTCAGTAGCGATATAGAGTGCGATCAAGGCCGCAGAATTATCTCTGGCAAGATTGTGCCTTACGATGGCGAAATCGGACAGACATCAGTAGGCAAAGTGGTATTTGAACGCGGTTCAATTCAACTGCCAGAACCAGGTAAATCAAAACTATTATTAGAACACGATGCCAAGAAGCCAATCGGCAAAGCCGTTAACTTCAATGAAACAGCAGACGGCGTTTACGCATCCTTCAAAGTCTCCAACACTAGCCGCGGAACAGACTCACTAATCGAAGCATCAGACGGCCTTCGTTCAGGGCTTAGTGTTGGAGTCGAAGTTCTAGCATCACAACCACGTAACGGCGTGTTGTATGTTCAATCAGCAAGACTATTTGAAACAAGTCTTGTCCAGGCAGCAGCGTTTGATTCAGCTGCCGTAACTAGCGTTGCAGCATCAGCGGCAGAAACCGAAGATGAAGCACTAACCGAAATCCCACAATCAGAAAGTGAGGCCATCTTGGATACTCCAGATGCCGTAGCACCTGAGGCTGTAGTAGAAACCCCTGCGGTTGAAGCCTCACGCCCAACAGTAACAGCAGCAATGTATACTGCTCCACGCCTAGAGTTCACAAAGGAAAAATTCCTAGAGAACACAATCCGTGCGCAATTCGGAGATGATGACGCTCGTCAATATATCCGTGCAGCAGCAAACACAACTGACAACGCAGGTTTAATTCCTACACGTCAGCTAACCGAAGTTATCAACCCACTTGCTAACGCAGATCGCCCATTCATTGACGCAATCTCACGCGGAACACTTCCAGATGCAGGTATGACTTTTGAAATTCCTAAGATTTCACAAGTTCCAACAGTTGCAGTAACAGCTGAAGAAGCAGCACCATCAGACACAGACCTTAACGACTCATTCTTGTCAGTTACAGTTCAGAAGTTCGCCGGGCAACAAACATTCTCAGTCGAGTTGCTTGACCGATCTAGCCCCGCATTTTATGCGGAACTGGTCAGAAATATGGAGTTTGCGTATGCTAAGGCAACAGACGCACGTGTAGCAACAGTAGTTGCAGCAGCAGCGACAGACGGCGGAAACCGCACAATGTCAGCAGCTAACCTTCTTGACTTCGTTGCAGATGCAGCAGTAGATGTTTACTCAAACACTCTAGGCTTCGCAACAAACATCGTTGTATCTCCTGCACAATGGGGCGCAATCATGGGTCTTGTTGATTCAACAAACCGCGCTATCTACACAGCAGTTGCACCGATGAACGCTGGCGGTAACGCATCACCAGTATCACTAAAGGGCAACATCAACGGTCTAAACCTTTACGTAGATCGTAACCTTTCAGGCACAGGCGATGGAACAATCATTGTTGTAAACCCAGAGTCATACACATGGTATGAGTCACCAACCTTCAAACTAGAAGCAGCAGTTATCGCTTCAGGTCAAATCAACGTTGCCTACTACGGCTACGGCGCAATCGCAACTAAAGTTGCAGCAGGCGCATACAAGTGGATGGTTGCATAACCCACACTTAGCAATAGTGTTG